GACGACGTTCACGAAGTTGTTGGCTGTGCCCGCAGCGCTGCCCAGAATCGTGGCCAGACCAAGCTCCTGCACGAATCCCCAGTTCCCCGGCGTGATGGAGTTCAGGAACACCACCGCGCACACTAGAGTTTTCGAGGCGTTGGCCTGATCGGAACTGGTCACCCGGTTGGGCGAGGAACTCAACTGCAACGCCACCACCGAGCCGGTCAGGCCGGGGATGACCGCCGCGATCTGCGCATTCGTGATGGTCGGTACACTTGTGTAGCCCACGCCGCCGAACGGCACGGTGATGGCGGCGATGCCGCCAGACGGGCCGATGGTGACCGACAGGACCGCGCCGGTGCCGCCGCTGGTCCCCACGGGCACTGGCACGCTGTAAGTGCCCGCTACTCCACCCGTTCCCGCCGTGGTCGCCACCGCGCCCTGCACCGCCAGACCGGCGCGGAGATAGCCGATGGTCCCGGTCTTCACGTTGGCGGCGGTCGCGCCCGAGTCCACGTTGACCAGACGGTAGCGGCCATGATGCAGCAGTCCGACAAGCGGAGCCGAAGCGGTGCTGGCTTCCGCTTCCGTGGTGTCGAAGTAGTCGCCTGCATTCAGTCCACCAGCGGGAAAATCCTGTCCTGTGCGCGAGTCCAGAAGCCCGGACGCCGTCGTAAAGTTGGCGTTGTTCAGCGCCATCCAAGTCGGAAGAGTTTGCTGCTGCGGCATGGACAATCTCCTTGAAAGTTCTTTACCGGTGGCCCGTTACGAGGTGAATGCGAATGCGTAGGCGTTATGCCTTGGCTGTACGTTGTAGAGGTTGATTCCCAACCGCATGAACAGCGCATCGATAGAGACGTTGTTGGGCATGGGCGCACGGCGCAGTCCGAAGTTCCAGCCCTTCTTGTTGGTGGGCCGAATCTTGAATGACTCCGGCTCCAAGAAGTAGAGAACCTCACCGGCCTGAATCGCGGTGTTCGATGGCAGGCCCGATCCGGTGGGCGAGAACGGCACCGGTGCGCCTGCGGGGCCAACGAACTGCGGTGTCGTGAACGGTACTGTCTGCGTGCTCTGTCCCACGCCGTCTACCAGACTGGCGTTGCCCTGCCCTCCGCCCGTGGCCGCGCCCAGCGCGAGGTAATTCTGGGCCTGCGCGGAGGGAGCCAGCGGATCGGCGTAGATGTCCACACCGTTGAAATTCAGGCCATCCCACTTGATGTCGTGGCGGGTGTTCGAAACGTCGCGGCGCTGCGCGTCGAGGGCGATGGCCACGGCCTTGAACCCGAACACGTTGGTGATGCCCAGCGAGGGAGAGCCGCCGGTCACCTTGCATTGCGACCACAACTGCATCAGGACGGCGAAATCGATCTGCCCGGTCCCGCCCGAGGCCGTGCCGCAGTAGACCGGCGTGGAGTTCAGCGCCACTCCGATGTTGCCGTTGCGCTGCTGTCCGCCGTAGGACTTGTAGATGTTGCCGTAGACGGACGGATCGATGCCGTTATTGAGCGCTTCATCAAGACCGTTGACGGTCTTGGTGCGGTTGTCGCCCACGGTGGCCGATGCCGCCTGACCATGCCGGAAGGAGTCCATCTCCTGCATGGTGTTCATGGTCAGGACGAGGTTCTCCATGTATAGCTGGTACTCGTCCACGATCTTCGAGGGACCGGAGTTGATCACCCCGCCGGTGCCCGAACCGTCATCCATTTCCCAGTCGTCCAGCGGATACCAGCAGGCATAGGCTTTGGGCAGGAATTTAATTCCGGTGTTGATCTGCTGCCGGGTGACGGTGATGGTCTGGCCGGGATTGACCGCCGCGCCCTGCGTGCGACCGTACAAAATCCCTTCCATCATGCCCGCGCCGCCAAGGAACTCGTCCCACACGCCAGCGCGACGGAGCTTGGCCTGAAACGGAGTGCCGACGAACAAGTTATTAAATACGACATTTCTCCGGACAGATTCGAGGTTACTCGCCTCTATCTCGTTATACAGAGGATCGGTCGGCATGGCTCAGTGTCCTTTCGGGTTTGGCTGCTTGCAACAAGTTCCGCCTACGTTGCTTGGCTCATTTCGATGTCCTTGCGGATCATCTGCGAGGTCAATGCGCGGCGCTGCGCGTCGTTCAGGGAGAGCGGGTCTGGCAAGTCGTTGGCCTTCACCGCCTTGGCGATATCGGTCATGCGCGGATTGACCTGCGGCATGCGCAAATCGGGATTTGACCCGACGCGCTCCGCCCACTTGCGGTCGTTTTCCGCCACTTCCTTCTTGCGCAGTTCTTCGGATTCCTTGAGCTTCTGCTCCAGAGGAGCCGCCCCTTCGGCACGCATCGCATCGTCGTGCTTCTTGGCCTCTTCCTGCGCCATCTCCTGACGACGGGCGTCGAAATTGAACACCCGCGCCGCATACATCTTGGGGTCGAGCTTTTGCGCGTCGGCCTGCCGGACGAGTTCGGTCGGGGAGATAGGCAAGGGCCTGCCGAACAATCTCTGATGCTCCCACTGAATATCCGCGATGATGCCCACCGCGTCCCCTGCGCGTTCGTACACCTTGTTCACGTCGAAGTTCGGCGCAACGTACTGAGGGGAGCCGGGAGTTCCGCCGGGGGCACCGGCCACATAGCGGCCCTGCCCGTCGCGGGGCGGATTGCTTGGAGCCGCGAACTTGCTGGCATCGAAGCCGGGGGCCTCAGCGGGAATGAATCCGGTCTTCTTGGCCTCCTCGGCCTGCGTGCGGTAGTACGCCAACTCCGCCGCCGTCCTCGCTTTCTCGTTTTCGATACGCGACTTTTCCTCTTCCCAGTTGGCCAAGCTCGGCGCGATCCTGTTTTCGTAAAAATCGATGTTGGAGCGCTGGGCAAGTTCCGCCGCGTCCTGCGCCGCCTTGGCGTCGCGCAGCGACTTGTTGGCATCGGTGATCACGCCGCCGAAAGCGGAGATGGCCCGCTGATCCATCTGAGCGATCTGGTCGTCCGTAAACCCGCTCTGTCGCAAAACCTCTTCAACGGTAGGCATGAATTTTATTTCTCCCGGAATTCACAGGTGGTTGTGGTTAGTACTGAGGCTGCTGCCCCAGCGGGGTAGGCTGTTGCGGCGTGATCATGGCCTGCTGCATGTCCCGGATGCCCTCGCGCACCTTCTGCGCACCCGACGCGAGACGAGGGTCGGAAGAGGCCATCTGCTCGGCCACCTTGGACCACTTCGCGAGGAGTATCTGAATGGGGTTTGCGGGTGCTTGGGACGGCTGCTGGCCCTGATCGGGCTGCTGGCCTTGCTGGCCCTGATCGGGAGCGGGCGGGGAGCCGCCACCCTGAGCGGGCGGCGCTCCCTGTCCCTGATCGGGCATCGGCTGCGCTGGTGTAGCCATCGAATAACCTCGCGGTGGACTACAACTACGCCTTGATTGCCGATCTCTTGCCGCCACCCTTGCGGTGGCGCTTGTGGGAAGCTTTCTTCAGGTGAGAAACGCCTGCGGAATGACGACGGCGCTTGGCCATGGCAGTCTCCTTTGTTGGGTTCGGGCTAGGTCAAATAAAAAAGGCCCTAGCATGTCGCCAGAGCCATGACGTATCCCGGTACTTACCGAGGAGTCTGCGTCTCACTGAATCTTCTTTACGAAACTAAGCCCAATTCTTCTGCGGCGTCAAGAATTTATTTTGAAGAATTTGCAACACTTGCGCGAGTATGGAAATTAGGCGCACGTTAGGCGCAGTTACCTGTAGTGGCCGTTGATCTCCTTGGTTTCGACCCCCACCACTTCGCGCACTTTGTCGGCGGCTCCGCCCTGCACTTTGGTTCTTTGCTCGACATTGATCCCGTTGAGACCGCCATCGGCGTAGGTGACAATCACTTTCCCTGTTCCTCGCGACACTCGCATCAGGGTGTCGAGTTCGCCCAGCATCCGCGCCTGTCCTTCGCGGTCGGGAGGCAGATCGATGGCCACCTCGGTCAGTAAATAATCATTCTGGCGTTTGAGTTTCACTGGCATAAATCAGTCTCCTCCTACTTCGTCGCCTTGCGCCGCTTCCTTACTCCCGCCTTGCGCCCGCGTTTTTGGTGGCTGGCCTCCGCTGCGGCCAGTCTCGCTCTTCTGGCTTCGCCCTTGCGTTTATTCCAGAAGTACCCCGGCACCAAGGAGTGCTCCTGATCGTTGAGAGCCATGCTTATTCCCTCCTGCGGTTAGCTTTCCTTGACTACAGTGCGAGGTTCGCCCCCGGCACCGCCCTTGGCACCGAGACGGGGCGCTCTCTGGGCGGTGGACGGCCTGCCGCCACCCTTACCTTGACCGCCGCCACCACCGCCCTTTCCCCCACCCTTGCCGCCACCACCACCCTCGCCGCCGCCGCCCATCAGGGCCTGCGGGTCGATGCCCATTTCCTTGAGCTTCTGCATGATGGCGATCTGCTCCATGATCTTCATCTCTTGCAGCTTGGCGTCTTCCTTGAAGCTGCTCTCAATTTCCTTTTCCGGGTTGGCGATGTCCATGTTCTGGAACACGGTAAGCCACGAGATCGGAGCGCCGCCGCGCTTGAGTTGCAGCATCATCAACTGGCGCTGCATCTGGGTGATCTTTAAGAGGGTGCTGGGCACGGAGATGAGGCGGATGTTGCGGGCGAACCACCGCGCCCGGTCAAGCTGTGGATAGAGAGAGGGCACGATGGGAAACTGGCCGTCGCCCAGCATCTCGTTGGGCATGTGGCCGGGCACCAGATTGTCAGGATTGAAATCGAACACTTCCGGAGCCACGTCCTCGGGGGCGATGTACTCCATGATCCGGCGCACGTTGAACCATTGCAGAATTAAAAATTTCATCCGGAAGCCCACCGCCTTGTTGCTGCGCTCGATGCGGGCCGCGATCCCCTTGGCGATGGGGCCAATCGACTCCAGCATCTTGTCCGCCGTGTCGTTGGCGATGTTCATCTTCATGTTCTGAAGGTTGCCCAAGTCCTGTAGCCCAAGCTGGTGCTCCTTGGCTTCCTTCAGGTATTTCAGGAAATTAAAATGTTCGCTCTCCACCCGCACCGTGTCGGGCAGGACCGATTGCAGCGTCTCACGCGGCTTGCCGTCCACGCCAATACGAACGTCCTCTTCGAAGATGTCGAAGTGTTCGATCTTGGGGCCACCCGTTTCCATGTTGTTGTAGCCCATGGGCGGGTTCAGGGTGACGGTGATGACCGCGTCCATCTTGCGCTCGATCTTGCGGGTCGTGGTCTCGATGCTCGAAACATCGCCCACCAGCGAGCGGCCCAGCGGCTCCCACGCCCAGTCGTCCACGGTGTACTGGATGATGGGCATCTTCGAGTCCCAGTCGAAGGCCGGGCCGTCGTACATCGGCTTATCCATGCCCGAGGAGGTGATGATGCAGCGCAGGTTGGGATAGACGCGGCAGTCTTCCGCCGTGGCGGTGCGATAGAAGGGCCGACCTCGCTCCACGCCCCCGACGATCTGCTGGCCGACGTAGGGAACGTTGTAAAACCACGTGGTTCCCATGTCGCCCATGGGAAGCTCCACACCGGTGGTGTTGATGCGCGTGTCGCGCACAAATGTCCAGCGTATTTCCGCGTAGAGATCGCCGAAGCTCCTGCCCTGCTGCCCGTACCGGGTCCGCTCCGCGAAGTCGAGGCGGCGGGCCTGCAACCGGGTGCTGAAGTTGCGCGGGCCGACCGTCTGGATGTCGCCCTGAAACAGCGGGAACCTTGAGCTAGCCTCGGCGATGGGCATGTAGTCGTAGGCGGTGACGGCGTAGGCGTCCTGAACGTTGTTGCTGCGGGGCGGAATCTGCACCGGGACCACGTCCAGCAATCCCAGCGCGTCGAATTCCATCTTGCGCTCTCCGTAGCCGTACTCGTCGGCCCGCACCTTGGGCCACAGGTAGCCGATGCCCATGACGCTGGCGTACTGGAGGACCTTGAGAATCTGGAAGGGGAAATCGGATTCGTGGTAGACGGCTTTCGAGACCTTGGTCAGCATCTCCGCCATCTTTTTAAATCCGGGGTAGTCGGAGGCGTACCCGGCGATCTCTCTGACCTGCGCCAGCGTCTCGCAGAACTTGCGGATGTCGTACTTCAACTCGTTGGTGACCAGCTTGGACTTGGTGTTGTCGCGGAAGATGGCATTGAAGACGCGCAGATTGGAGGCCCAGTCCTTGTAGCACTGCTGCCCTTCAAGAAAGCCTTCGCCTTCCTGAATCTGCTCTTCCACCCAGCCGAAGATGACGCTGGGGCGCGACTCGAATGGAGGGCAACTCCAATGAGTGCGCTCGGTCAACAAACCGGCGTGCTGGTTGCTTTCAAGGATCAACGCCACGACCAACGGTTCCGTTCTCTCCCGAAAGCCCGCTCCCACGGGGTTAGCTTGCGCCTAACGTACAACGGTCTGCCTCGCGCCGCAATTTAAATTTCAGTGGCCGCGCTCGAAGGCTTCCGCGTGCAGGTAGCTCTCGCGCCGGTGGCGAACCTTGTTCACCAATCTCTCCTGCCGCTCCAGCCAGATTTTGAGGAAGTCTCGATTCATGGCGTTGCGGGCGTTGGCCATCTGGTTGTGCATGTGGCTGCGCAGGTTGCGAATCATCTCTCCCTCGATGCGGTCGCGCTCCTCGTCGATCATGGCTTCGCGGCTGGCTTCCTGCTCCCGCATCAACTGCGAGTACTGCTCCGCCTCGTGGGCCGTGTGACAAACAATCTTGGTGTGATACTGGGGCGCGGGCCACCGCTCCGGTGCCCCCATCACAAGCTGGCCGGTGATCTGGTTCCTCCAGAAAACAATCTTGGTCTCCAATTGCACGTTTCTCATCTCACCACCCTCCCACCGACACCTGACTCACGGTGCATGGTGCGGTGTAAGCCACCGGCCTCTTCTTGAACGGCAGCGCGTAGCGCTTCTGCGCCCGCTCCGTCAGCACGTCCATGTCGTGGGCTGTGAAGTAGGACTGCGCCGCCGCCCGCACGCGATCATCGAACTTGCCGCTCTGGTGCTGCATCTTGGATTTGCCCGCCGTCTCGTGGCGCTCCAGCGTGCGCAGTTCCTCGATCAGCCACTTCGACCGTGGCTCGTACCAGCCGCCGTTCACGGCCTCGATGAAGCGGGTCATCAGCAGGGGAACAGACCACGCGTTCGAAAAGAAGCCTTCCTTGCGGGAGGAGTCGTCCTTGACTTTTTTGGAGTCGTAGCGGCGGGGTACATGGTGATTGAAAAAGCCCATCATCTTCAACTGGTGCTGGCAGGTGTCTCCCGGCCCCTGAATCTGCTCGATGCAGTACTTGATCCCCCGAGCGTCGGGGCAGTACGGGCCGTAGAGCGCTCCCACGCAGGCCGCGAAGGCGACGATCTGCGCGGAGTTGATGCGGTTGGAGGTAAGCTCCGCCACCTGCTGGTCGCAGTCTCCCCCAAAGCGGTTTCTGGATACCGAGAGACAGGAGCGCTCCTCCTCTTCCTTGCCCAGCCCGTCCGCCGTGTCGATCCCGCAGGAGTAGCGCTGCCCCTTCTTGGGCCATTCATAGATCAGAAGGTAGTCCAAGGTGTTGCGCTCGTCGTCCTCGGTCCCCAGCAGCAGCGGGACCATCTCCCACTCGTAATGCTGGCCGCGATAGGAATCCCATTCCACCCGCACCACCGGCTTCGACCAGTCGATACGCTCCTCGGGCGGGTAAAACGTCTCATCCACGTCGTGGCCCTTGATGGCGTAGGCTTCGACCGGCTGCTTGCGGACGCGGCTGGGGCTGTCGGTCGAGACCTCGTAGATACGGTCCTCGACTTCCATCAGCACCTCGGGGTCGAAGACGCTGTCGTGAACGCCGGTCAGGGCCTCGTAATCGTCGGCGGGCATCTGCGCGGCCCACGTCTTCTGGGTGTGGTTCTTGCAGGCCGCGTCGTAGTTAAATTGCCAGAACCACTTCTGTTCGACCGGCATGCGCCAGTCGGCCCCCGCGATCCGGGCCAGATAGGGCGTGTTGCGGACGTACGATTCGCACTTGATCACGTGCTTGCGGGTGATCTCGTGCATGTGACGGCTCTCGAAGGAGGCGGGCACGGGGAACTTTCTGATCCAGTCCGGCTCCGGATAGATGTCCGGGCACATGGCCCAAGGAATAAACACCGGGCACAGGCGGGCCAGCCCCTTGGGGAAGTCCACCTTCGCCGCCCGCCACGTGTCGGCCAGCCATCCGGTATTTCCGCCGCCGGTGCCTTCGAGAACCATGAACAGGTTGCGCGATGAGTGGGCGGCGCGGAACAGTCCTTCTTCGATGGTGACTTTGGGGTTGGGCACATCGGCCAGTTCGGAAATATGCACGCAGGTCGGCGTCCAGCCCTGCGCCAGACCGGTGGCCTGCATGCCCGACTGGATGGACAGAATGGAGCCGTTATCGAAGCTTCGCTTGGGCATGCGGCGCGGCACCAGCCACCACGGAGAGCGGTTATAGGCGGTGTCGAGGATGCGCCCGATCAGTTCCGATTTTTCCTTCATCACCGAGGCCATGACGGCCTGCGTGTGGGGAATGAACATCAGCCGGTGGATGAACTTGAGCGCCGTCTTGGTGCTGATGCCGACTTGGCGGGCCTTCAGGATGAGCAGTTCGATGGAGACTTCGCGCTCGTCGAAGCCCTCGATGATGGCGTCGAACACATCCTGCGATCTGCGGTTGGCGAATTTAAAAATCTGCCCTTTTTCGTCGCACACCCACGCGTAATTCTTCTCCCAGTAACTGCTGTCCAAGCCGCACAGAACCTGTTCGTTCTCCACCCAGCGGGCGATGGCCTTCTGGCGGTGCGCGGGGAGATGCTTCATGTCCTCGCGCAGGTCGATGTAGCTGCTCTTGGAGTTGGACTCGATCTTGGTCACCGAGTCGATGTAAGCGGAGAACTCCACCACCTGCTCGTAGGAGTGATAAATTGGAGACCAGCCTTCGCGGGCCTCGAACTCTTCCAGATTGCGGATGATCGTTTTTTCCGAGTACATAGCCGCCCACGCATAAAAAATGGCCCTGAGATTACCCCAGCGGAGGTAACCCCAGAGCCATGACGTATCCCTTCCTGCGCAGAGAAGAGGAGCCTGTGTCTCTTATCGAATAGAACTTAATCCCGGTGCATGTTGAGCGTCAAGAACTTACTGGACCTTGGTCGAGCTTGAGGCCAGCAATTTCTGACGGATCGCGCTCAGTTTCTGCTGCATGAGGTTGGCGGGCGGAAAGAGCCGGTCCATGTCGATGTCGCCGTTCGATCCCGGCTCATCCTCGTCCTCATCGCCTCGCTGCTGGTCCATGACGTTCTTACCGCTCCCGAAAATTGCTTTACCGATGAAGGTCGGTCCCTTGGGCGACGGCAAAAATCCCATGGCCGTGTCCAGCGCCGCCCGGTCCTTCTCCCCAAGCGGCAAAAGCCCGTAGGCCACGCGGGCCTCGGTGATCTTGGGGTGCGAGGTCACGGCGATGATCTTGACCGTGTTGACGGCCTGCGTCTGGAGGGACACCAGAATCGATCCCAGCAGGTGGGAGATATCGATCTGCGCGGCCAGCGCGACCGCTTCCAAGGGCAGGTGGTCGCGGTCCCCGACCGGGACCGAATCGAATTTGGCCAGAAAAGCGGCGATGATGGGGTCGGGGTTGACTCGCAT